GGGGTTAACCTTGACGCTGGTATCATCTGGGACGCGATTCCGTTCTCCTTCGTCGTTGACTGGTTTGTCAACGTGTCGGAGTGGATTCATGGGAACGTCTCTGTAGACTTCCCTCTCACTGAGGTCAAGTTGTTGTCACTGTGCGACTCAAGTCGTATCATACACACTCGATCACTTACTTGGGAACGTCAAATGAATACCGGTTTCGGCGTTTATTACGCCTCAGACCGTATATTTGATCAAACCCAAGTCTTCTACGCGCGCTGCAAAAACGTGTTACCACGTTTCGTAGCGAGAACCCAACTTGAGTACAACAAAAAGCAATGGAAGGTGGGCCGCATCATAAATGCGACTGCCCTAATTGCCCAAGGTGCACTCAAGCCTCGACGCCTACCATTCCTCGTAAGAGGTCGGTAGGCACTAACTCCCCCGTAAGGGGGCAACCACTAGACCATCGCAGATTATGTTTAAAAACACAACCTTGCTTATTCATAACACTGGCAGTGCTGTTTCCACAACGGAAACGAGCATCCATGATGGACCCACCGCAGGCCGAACGATTCGTAAGGCCGTAGGTGGGACCAAAGTCCTGACGATCAGTCAGGGCCAGTCCAATGAAAATCCCGGTTTCAGAACCGGGCGGTCGACTATCCGTCTCGCAGACACCAAACCGGTGTCGGAGTCAGATAAATCGGTCGACGGCTACGTGCAATTAACGCTCTCGTTTCCGAACGAGGGCTTCCTTGCAGAGGATAAGTTGACGTTGATCAACGAGCTAATCAATTTCGTCCTTTTGGGCGACGTTGACGATCTCGGGAGCGACTTGGATACCCCAACCGATGTTATTAACAGCGGCGGGGTCCAGCGAACTCCAACCAACGCGGCTACTCTCACCCGTCTTCTTGACGGCGAGCCCTAGGCCGAAGTTAGCGATGGCGGTATGTGTTCAGAACGTAGTCTGCTACGAAAGGATACCAAATGGATCCTGTTAATAGCGTACAAGAGAAGAAAAGTTTCTTCCTTGCTCTGGTCCTAAACCTATACCGCGATATAGCTGAGTGTTACGATGTACCTCCTAAGCACCAACGTGCTGAAGAACGTTTAATCGTTCATCGTTACGCTGATGAGGGTATTTCGTTTTTAACGAAGTGCCTTCCTCGGTTTGGCAAATGCGTAGATTACGCACTGTCTACCGGGACTCGCCTCGCTGTTGTCGGCTTTCGTGCCGAATCCAACAGTGTACTCCCCCAATTCTTGGGGTGGTTACTTAGGCGTGTGTTCAGCTCTGACGGTTTGGAGACGATCTGTCCCGATCCCGTAGCGCTCAAACACTTCAGGCAGCTTGTATTTTTGTTTTACAAGCTTGAGATACCCTGCTCGGAGTCTTCAAAACAGAAGACTGTCGAGGATTTCATCAAAACAGAGTCCGACCTTAAAAAAGTCGTTCTTCCGAGTGATGATGACTGGTTGGACGACGCCCGTAACCTGGTTACGCGCGTCGTCTGTACTGTGGACCCAGACGACATTAAACCTCGTCATGGACCCGGTTCTGTGGCTACACGTGAAAAGACCCACGAGAAGCATAGCTTCAAACGGATCTATCAGTCATTGGAACGCGTCTACCCCTTCACGGAGTGGATGTATTACAACCTGAATCACGTTAGCCTTGACCCTCCGCACCTCCGCGAGAGCCTAGAGGAACATCCCCACCCGATTGCTCGGGTGGTTCTAGTCCCAAAAGACTCCCGCGGGATGCGGTTGATCTCATGTGAGCCCTTAGAGGTTCAGTTTATCCAGCAAGGATTGGGTCGTGAGATCCAATCTTGCATCGAGTCAAACCGACTAACACGCGGTCACGTTAATTTTCGTGACCAAATGACTAATCGGCGACTCGCTGTGCTGGGTTCGTTGACCTCAGAATGGGTCACCCTGGACATGAAGGAAGCGAGTGATAGGGTATCCTGTGATTTAGTCTCGCGACTATTCGCAGGGCATCCTCGGTTGCTAGACGCCTTAATGGCGACACGCAGCCACTTCACTCAACTCCCCGATGGAACTGTCCTCGGCCTGCAAAAGTATGCCCCGATGGGTTCAGCATTATGCTTCCCAGTCGAGAGCCTCTGTTTTTGGGCCTTGGCGGTTAGTGCAGTTAGACATACCGCAGGGTGTTCGTGGCGTAAAGCCATGGAGTCCGTGTATGTCTACGGTGACGATATCATAGTGCGCAGGGAAGTCTATTCCTGTGTGCTGCAGCACCTGCCACTCGTTGGACTTCTGTTCAATGAACAAAAGTGTTGTACTGCTCGCTCCTTTAGGGAGTCATGTGGGTGCGACGCCTATTTCGGCGTCGATGTCACACCCGTCCGTTTACGGACAGTATGGTCCCGCACCGCAATTCACGAC